ACGTGGTGCGAAAGCTTTCTTGCCGTTCATGGTGTTCGCGATCCGGACTGGTACGAATATGTGCCTGATAACACCCCAACAACCCATGAAGAAAATGCAGCAAGGCTTCGTCAGGCGGGCAAATGTCTGCGGGATATTGAGGCAGGGAGATTTCAGTGTGATGAAGAAAAACCGCAACCGACAGGCAAACTGGCAGATGAACCAGCAACGCCTGAAGCAGTGGAACAGGACACAACTGAACATCATCCGGACCCGCAGCCGCTGGAGAATGAGCCACCTGTAAGCCAGACAGAAGCAGGCTACCAGAAAATACGGGCAGAACTGCACGAAGCACGTAAAAACATTCCGCCCAAAAACCCGGTTGATGTTGGTAAACAACTGGCAGCCGCGCGCGGTGAATATGTCGAAGGCATCAGTGACCCTAACGATCCGAAATGGGTTAAAACCGATACCCAACCACAGGTATCAAACCTCGGCAATGGAATGTTCTCCGTTGATAATCTGATGTCTGAAACCGCCTCAAATGAAGGTGAAAAAACGGAAGTGGCAGAACAGGAAACTGTTACAGAAGACCAGGCGGAGCAGGCTCGTGAAACGCTAAATAATATGGGTTACGGAGTATATGCGACCAGCCAGGACACAACTGACCAACAGAATGAAAATCTGAGCGATAAAGTAGAAAAAATTGTTCAGGATGCGGATCAGCTCGTCGATCGCGTTAAGCGTGAAGAACAGCTCCCTCAGGCGTCAGAACTGGTTAAGAGCATTAATGAAATGCAGGCTGGAGAAAGCGACAACCTAGAATTGTGGAAAGACGTGTTCAAAACAGACGAGCGTTTTACTACTGCGTTCTCTTTGAACGGAGGCGGAACCTCAATCAATGGTACCTACATGACCATGATCGCTACACGCGAATTTGGTCCAAAAGGTATCGGCTGGGGTGTCGATATTCTGGAAGAGCGCTTTGACAATGGCGCGCCAATTACTCGCACAGTCAAAGGCACTGACGGTAACAACACGTGGGAACTCATCCCCGACGGTGTCGGCGGCATCCTGACAGAAAAACATCACATTATCAAAATCAGACTTTGGTACATCCGCAACGGTGTACGCGGTGAGGAGATTTCTTTCGGGTGTACCCCATATATCTACAGCAGCAAACATGGCCTTATTTGTGATGGTGAAGCGACAAAAAAATCACTGACTGACGCAACCAAAAAAGCGCTGTCTGCGCTTGGTTTCTGCGCTGATATTTTCATGGGCCTGTACGACAACCAGGAGTATCGCCAGAAAAATAAAGCTGAATTCGCACTCAAAAACGCCAGCGAAAACGCGGAAGATGCAGCCCGCGTTCGTCAGGAACTGGACGACAAACTGACCCGAGTCGCAAACACCCTTGCATCAGCTGTGTCAGAGAACGAGATCAACAAGGTTTATTCTTCGATTGCCCGCGAAGCGGAAGTGCATCGCAAGGATGCAGAAGCGAAAGGTGATACACAGCACGCGCGTTACTTAGGTGGGCGTCTACGGCGGCTGACAACCATTAAAGATGAACGTATCGCCGAACTGAACAAAGCACAGGAGAAGGCAGAATGACTACTGCAATCGCGTTAGCTGCTGACTATACCAGTCTGTTGCAATTGCTGGAAAGCTCTGATGAGCTTACTCCAGAAATGATCGCCGATACGCTGGAATGCATTGAAGGTGAACTCGCTGATAAGCTGGATGCCATCATGGTAATTGCCCGCAATAATCTCGGTCATGCCAAAACCTGCGATGAAGAAATAAAGCGCCTGGCGGAACGTAAAAAGTATTTCGAAAATAAAGATAAAACATTACGTAAATATATTCTGTCGTGCCTGATGGCCGCTAATCTGGATAAGCTCAAGACGTCTAAAAATACCTTTTCCGCCAGAAAAGGTAGCATCAGTGTTGTCATCGATAACGAGAAGCTACTGCCAGACGAACTGGTTACTGTTCAGACGATTATCGCCCCGAACAAAAAAGCCATCAAAGAAGCGATCGAAGCTGCGGAAGCTGCCGCAGCGCAAATCACTGCTGACGGTGGAGAAGTACCTGCCGAACTGTTAAATCCGGTACCGGGCGCCCATCTTGAGATCGGCGAACGCTCACTACAGGTACGCTAACAATGCTGAAACTATCACTTAAACGCGGCGATGCCGTCCACGTCGTATTCGCGGACGGTAGTAACGGAATTATTGAAGCACGCAGCCGCTGTGAACTGGGTATGCACCTGCCAAAAAACGTAAAGGTTACGCGCGAGAAAGGCGCATTCCTCCCCGAAAACCTGATTAAGCGTAATCAGAAATAAACCGCCACCACCGCTAGCATTGTGGTCTCACTATTTACAGGAGACAGCAATGCTGCGATGGCAACCCGGAGCTACCTTACTCACAGATTTCGATATAAAGATTGGCCGGTTATCGGCAAGCGTACGAAAGAAGACACTGACCCAGTCAGACATCGAACGCGCCTGCAGTGATGCTGACGACGCTGTGTACCGGATGATGAGGAAAGACCAACATGACCAGAGAAAACGATCTGCTAACAGACGCTGAACTTATTGAGTTTACCGGCTATCAGAAACCATCCAAACAACGGGAAATACTGGACCGTGGCGGCGTTTCGTACATTCCCGACCGGGAAGGACGCCCGATGGTTACCTGGACACATATCAACGCTGTACTGAACGGACAGATCACCGTGCAGACCAGTACAGAAGAGAAACCCGATTTTGGAGCTATTTAAATGGGGCGCAGAAGAAAGGATCCGGGTGATAACAGACTACCCCCGCGCGTATCAAAAACCAGAACGCGTTACTACTACAAACCCACCTCGCGGGAAACCGTGACGCTTGGACCAATCACCCTCACCATGTCAGCGTTATGGAAACGGTACGAGGAAGAACGACGCAATTATTCAGATGTGATGACGTTCGAAAAGATCTGGAAGATGTTTCTTAAAAGCGCCTACTACACCGAGCTTGCAATACGAACCCAGCGGGATTACCTGCAACATCAGAAAAAACTACTTGCCGTATTCGGTAAAGTTAAAGCTGACTTAATCAAACCGGAAGACGTTCGTCAGTTTATGGATCGTCGTGGCCTGCAAAGTAAAAATCAGGCCAATCAGGAAATGAGCAGTATGTCCCGTGTTTACCGCTGGGGATATGAGCGCGGTTACGTTAAGGGAAATCCGTGCGCCGGCGTCAGTAAATTTTCCCTCAAGGCTCGCGAGCAATACATCACTGACGAAGACTACCTGGCGATTTATAAACATGCAGATCACGTCGTCAGAGCAGTAATGGAAATATCGTACCTGTGCGCAGCCCGGCAAGCTGATGTACTCGCTCTGCGCTGGATGCAGATATCTGACAAGGGGATTTTTATCCAGCAGGGTAAGACAGGGAAAAAGCAAATTAAGGTGTGGACGCCCCGCCTTCGGCAAGCGCTGGAAACAGCACAGACAGAATGTCCGAAGCTCTCACCTGACGCACTGGTTATCTATAACAACGATCGTGGTCAGTTCATCCGCAAAACATTCAATAATCGCTGGCTAAAGGCCGTACGTGCCGCACAAAGGGAACTTGGCCGACAACTAGATTACACGTTTCACGATATCAAGGCAAAAGCTATTTCAGATTTTGAAGGGAGTAGTAGGGATAAGCAAATATTCAGCGGACACAAGACGGAAAGTCAGGTGCTTATTTATGACAGAAAAGTGCAAATTAGTCCTAGTCTTGATAAACCGCCAATTAATAAAATCACTTAAATAATTGAGTCATAAATACATCGATGAAACAATTAAAATACGAAATCACAGAAGGATGGAATTTAAACATATACACACCTAAAGAAATCATAAATGGCAAAGCTGAAATAATCAGCAAAAACACCATTGCTGCATCTAAACCCCTTGCTTGAGAATAGAGCTTCTCTTTATGCTTTGAAATTAACTCTGCCAGTTCCCCACTCCTCTGGGCTTTTGTATGACTAAATAAAGCATCTATTGAATTCATGATCGATTTAAGTACTTTTTTTTGATCATAAATAGTAAGCGCAATTAACAGGGATGTTATTGCAACACCTAACAAGGCTAAGATGCTTTCAAATTTACCTGTTTTTAAAATGGCTACAGCCACAGCAAAAGAAATTGGAAGCCCAAATAGCTTACCAGATATAGACGAAAGAGTACCTGAAATTTTTGAAGAAACAGTCATGTAATTTTCAGCTGCTTCTTTTTTCTGTTTCAAAAATGAAAAGTTAGTTAAATAACACTCAAAATTCCCGTAATATGTTTCTTTCAATAACTCCCATTGTTCAATCAGAAAATTAAATTTATCCTTACTCTCATCTATGTCTTTAAGCACCTCAATAATTGACACTCTAAACATAGCTTGTTTTTCTTGAATGTGAGCATTATCCGTTCCATTTTCCTTTATACTTTTAAAGATAGACAAGTCAACCACAGGAAAAGAAATGCTTTCACTAGTTATTCTGGGTTCAATAACAATCGGTGATGTTTTTTTCGAGTTGCTAGTATCAATAAATACAAGCTTTAGCAGACCACTATGCTCTACACGATCGTTATAATTTGCTAATTCATAAAGTTCTGTAATGAATTTTGAAAGCTGTAACGCCTTTTGAACTTGTTCATTTTTGGAGTTTACCTCTCCAAATAAAAAATCCTCTTTTACAAGATAAACATTCTCAACTCGACCACCAGTATTTAAATTATTATCTATGAGTAAAAAACCTTCTAATGACTCAATAAATTTAAAATCACCAACAGGTAACGACACTGTTAGAATAACATCTTTATCTGCTGTTAGACTTTCAGGAAAAGCATCCTCATAGCATGTACCACAGGATATTGAGTCAAAATTCAACTCAAAATCTGCAATACTCTGATCCGCGTTATTCCATAAGTCTTTAAAAATGTCGAACTGGGTAGTAAGTTGTCCTCTATATTCGAATGAGCTGTTAATAACAGAAGGTTTTCCTAACCCTCTGTAAAATGCAACCAACTTTTCAAAATATATCGAGGACATAATTTACCCTTCGTTCTTGAGTGCATCTTCTAGCTTCTGGATTGTATTATCATCCAACTGAGAAATTATTAATTTCTTTTCTTTACGCAAATACTGAATTACAGAACCTACCTGTTCACCGAAGAATTTCTTTTCAAAACTTAACTCCCATCCATTGGATTTTGTCCTGACTTTAGTTCTTTTGTTTACGACAGCCCTATTTATAGCAAACTCTAATGGAACCCCTATTTCTTCGCCATTGAGATACTCAACTAAATTGTCGATATTAGCATGTTTACCTGCCGGCACAGCTTGTCTTACAATATGCTCAATTTCGGCCAGAGAAGCAGTTTCCCCCGGTTTTTTCTCTTTTAGATGGTACAGCACAGCATCGTAAGCGGCATTTTTATACGCTTTGATATCTGCGTGTGCATCAAAGTAACTTCTAACACCATTGAGAACTGCATCTGTAGCTTTAGCTGAGGGAACACTATCTGAACATCCCAGAGCTGCGACGAAATATCCAGAAGCATCCTGATTCACTTTAGGGCTAACAAATGCTAAATAAGTTAGCTTTTCATCATCAGGAAGTGTTTCAAACAGGTGATACCTATCAAAGTTAACACGTGCAGCCTGATGAATTTTTGCTAAGTCAATTTGAACCGTTCCCACTGGCTTTAAGTTCTCATCCAAACGCAGCGCATCCTTCTGCTTAACCATAGTAATCAGAAGGAAATGTGATTGACCACGAGTATAGTGGGCAAAGACTATGGCCCCACCAGATGCTGCCACTCTAGTTGGATCTTTAGCTTGGCGAGATAGTTCACTCATGCATGTTAACGAGAACTGATGGAAATCGTCAGATGAAGCTGCCCCATCATAATACGTCTTAAAAGCAGTAGGTACTTTAAACGTCACATCCTCGGAATCGAAGGTTCCTCGGGCGGCCTGATTCTCTTTTTTGCCGATCAAGTCGTTCAAAGACTCTATCAGTTGACAGACGTATTTATCATCGCTTGGAAGTACAGGCTTAATTGTTGTTTCAACTTTCTGCCTGCCGCTCTCTTTAACTAGCTCATGAATTACACAGTGGCGTAAATTAAAATCCAT